TTTCAACATCGGAATCAAGATCATCTCGTATGCGCTCCAAAAGTAGTACGAAGAATTCAACGCCTACCGTCTCGATTGGCTCACCAACCGAACGCTGAAGTTCTACTCTCAAGAAGAGGTGAACTCAGTTCTGACGAATCGTCGGTCTGACTCAACGAATGAAGCCGTCATCAACGACTTTCACTCCTTCGAACAACCACAACACATCATCCCAAAAGATGATAACTATGTTCGAGCTGTCAACCACACACGATCAATGTTCAAACCGAACAAGGCACTGAACCCGATCTCCTTCCCAGATCTAAGGTACTATCCTTGGAATCTAAAACCAAGCATTGAAGCACCATGGAATCTCGAAAACTTCTCATTCTCTCCTACTTTCAGGAACCTCGACGAAGAATCCGAAACTCCAAAAATCCGCGAAAACCTCGCGAAGCTCAAGCTTAAAGCAACCCGAACCATCAAATGGCTTTGGCACGGACGAATCCGCGTCGCTGACTATCTACGGTTCAAGCAGACAACTGGCTTAATCGACAATAACCGTCGCTCATTCCACAACCTGTACAACGAGATTTTTCAATATAATCGAACTCTAGTCCACCAAATCAAAGAAGGCTCAACACGCTTCTTCGATCAACTAGGAACGCCGATCCCATACTACTGGAACACAATGCACGCTCGTGCTCATGTTGTTTCAAACGACGAACCTGACAAAATTCGCGCTGTCTTCGGAGCCACAAAGCTTCTACTGATGGTCGAAAACATGTTCATCTGGGCACTTCAAGCTGTTTACCTAAACACTGAAACCGGCAACCTCCTCTGGGGCAGAGAGATTATGAAAGGCGGATGGCTGAAACTTTTCAATGAGTCCAACACTCATGGAAAGCCGAACACATTCCTCACCCTCGACTGGTCGCAATTTGACAAACGATTGCTCTTCCAAGTCATGGATGACGTTCACGCTATTTGGAGATCGTACTTCGACTTCAACTGGTATCAACCCACCTCCTTCTACCCCCAAGCAACACCTCGTGACCCTCAACGGATCGAGAGACTTTGGAAATGGATGTGCCACTCAATCAAGCACACACCTATTCTCCTCCCAAATGGAGAACTCTACCAATGGACATACTCTGGCTTTGGCTCAGGCTATCAGCAAACACAACTGATGGACTCTTTCGCCAACATGATTATGATACTTACCTGTTTATCAGCTCTAGGCATCAAAATCGAATCAGACTCCTTTTGGATACGAGTACAAGGTGACGACTCTTTGGTCGCCTTTTTCGAATTCATCTACCGACTCTACGGCCCTGACTTTTTGATCAAATTATCAGACTGCGCTCTTTACTACTTCAACGCTAAACTCAACGTTAAGAAAAGCGAAATATCAGATAGGCTATCTGGCATGACTGTACTTGGATACTTCAACGTGCACGGACTACCATTCCGTACCGATGAAGACCTACTCAGACACCTGTTCTTTCCCGAACGTCCACAAGACATGGAAAGACTGGCTGCATCAGCAATGGGCCTCGCCCTTGCCGCCTGCGGATGTTCAGAACGTTTCCACAACCTGTGCGAATACATCTGGAACAAACTTGTCAACGAGAAAGGTATCACACCAAAATTCCAACATTTAGAATGGATGGTTCGAACGAACATCCTCTCCTCAATCGAAGAGATTTCTGAATTCAAGGAATTCCCAACACGCATGCATCTACGCTCACTCTGCTGGACTTTTCCAACACGCGACGAATCTGCGAAAGAACGCTTATGGCCAACAAAACCTGGACCACGCGGACGCTTTTACTTCTTGGAGTCAACTTCTCCATCTTAGTTTTTTTATAAAATTCAAAAGAAAAAAAAAAAA